TCACTCATGACGCCATCCCCAGCAGAGCAAACACCATTCCTATCAGGGCCAGCCATGCCAGAATGCCAAGGCCGATCCAGATGGCGGCGCATACCCTGAGGCTCAAACGCTCGTCGTCACGCTCGAAGGTGCTGGTGGCGCCAGCATGGTGCATGTGTAGGCCGTACATGCGGCGGGTGGTGGCTTTACTTAGGCCGGCCATGCCATTTCCTCCGCTTCGCCCCCAGCCAATTCACGCCATTCGGTGGGGCACACCAAATTGCCCGCAGGTGTCGGGAAATATTTGTCTGGCGTGAATACAGACGTGCAAAAAGTGTTGTCTGGGTGGACCATGCCGTTATGCGAATACCCTCGCGTTGCCCGAACAGGCTGGTCCATTCTCGGGTTTCTGACTTCTATTACCTTTTGGTAAGGAGCCGCCGCTATCGGTTGCCAAGCGCTCATAGCGCACCTGCCCAGCGCTCTTGACGCTCGTGCTCGGCCGTCTCGCGGCGTTTTTGTTCGATCTCGCGGGCAAGCTCGTTCAGATCCACAGAGCCGCTATATGGGAATGGTGTTTCCGCTTGGCATTCGTACAGCGTCTTTACGTATTCCATATCGCTGCCCATAACGCCGTCGAGCAATTCAAGGGCGGCGTCGTCCGAATTGTCGTGGCACTCGGCAACCTTGTAGCCTTTAGTGCGGTGCTGGTAGATATTGACCCAGTCTTCAGTTTTGCGGGCCATGGGATCAGTCCTCTTCGGGCGCCGGCAGTGCCAGGCCGTCCAGCACGTCGGCAGTCATTTTCTCGGCAACGTCCTGGCTGGCTCGCACAATGGCGTTAGCGCAGACGGATATGATCTGACGCGACGTTTCCTCGTCTAGCGGTAGGGCGACCTCGCCATACGGGCCGGTAAATTCCACCTTGCCGGATAGCTGGCCTTTGTCCTTGCCCCATTCGCTGCGGCGAATGAATAGCTTTTCGAGCTGCATGACTTGTCCTTTCTCCAATTTGCGTTTGCCGTACTCACCATATTATAGCAACCCGTTATTTAATCAATAGACAATTGACTTTTATTTCTGCCGCCCTTATATTCCAAGCCATGGAAAATCGCATGGAAACTTTTCGCGACGTCATCGACGCTTGGCCACGGCAATATATGCTGGCTAAAGACGTCGGCCGCACAGCCGCAAATGTGAGTTTGTGGCGGACACGAGACAACATTCCGCCCGCATACTGGCTGACGGTGATCGAAGCGGCCCGGAATCGGGGAATTGCTGGCATCGATTTGCCGACTTTGGCGGCCATGGCCGAGAAGGGCCGGAAATGACGGCGGCGTATGCCCACGCGCCGCTTAGGCGGGGCGGCTTCCTCCAATTGGCCGCCCCGCCGCTTATGAGGCCGCCATGACCTCCTTTCTGCTACCCATGCCGCCAAGCGTTAACGCGCTGTATGCCAATGCCGGCAAGCGCGGGCGAGTAAAAACGGCCGCTTATAGAACCTGGATTGACGAATGCCAGTGGGCCGGCGGCTTTATGAAAGAACCGCCCGTGCACGTCGCCGGCCAAGTCGCGGTCTGCTACCGGATTCCCTGGCCGAAGGACAAGCGCAGGCGGGATATAGGAAATCTCGAAAAGCCGCTGAGTGATATGCTCGTCCGCCTTGGCGCGATTGAAGACGACAGCAAGATCGTGGATCTGCACTTGGTGTATGGCCCGGCTAACGTTGAGGGCAAGGTGTTGGTGGAGATCCGGCCGGCATGAAAATCCTGATCACCAAAGGCGACGGGCTGAAGGGCAAGACTGCCGATGCCGAATTGGTATGGGAGGACCTGCCAGGCTGCCGCGCTGAAATGTGGGAGTTTGAGCTAACCGGAATCGGCTACCTATGGCCGAAAGATTGGGCGCGAGCCTGGGAGGAAAACGATGGCTGAGACATATAGATTTCCAAAGGGTGTTGAGGTTGGCTTGTCCGACACTAAAATCGCGCAGGCCGCCGAGATAGGGCGGCGGATCGCGGAACAACGTCTTGCGCCGCTGAGGGTGAAAACCGGGATCATTCTAGCCATTGTGGAGGCGGCATTCGAGCTGCCCGACGGGGCAATTAAAAGCAAAACCCGGACATACAAGACTGTCCGCCCACGCCAGATTGCCTATTGGCTGGCCCGCGAAACTCTAGGGTATTCATTTCCCCGCATCGCCCTTTGCCTGGATCGGCACCACTCGTCCGTCATGCAGGGCATTAAAACATTGGAAAAACACATGGAAATCGACCGCTGTCTGCGCGAAACATGCGAGGAATTGCGCAGTGCGGTGCTCGCCTTGATAGAGGACGAATGATGTCGGACAAAACACCCAGAGGTGTTGATTATTGTGGCCATGACGGTGCGATTAGGATGGCGACGGCGACCCGCGAATACTGGCGCAAGGAGGGGGTGAAAATCCGCACTAAGGTTGTCCTATACGGCCAGGCCGGCTGGGGGGTGCGGTCGAATATTTCCTTTGTCGGCGTCGAAATGTTTGTCGGTGATCGGGCGGTGCTGGGATGACAGAATTATTGAATTGTCCATTCTGTGGTGGCAAGGCCGCGCCGTACCAAGAATTTCCGCAAGAAAAGTGGGCGCGCATACTGTGCGAGTGCGGCGCTTGCGGGCCGGACGTGCGCACCGGCTATCAGGAAGTGGGATGGCAAGAAGACGCGGCACGCGAATGGAACACCCGCGTCGATCTCTGGCAGCCAATAGAGACGGCGCCAAAGGACGAGACGCTAATTTTATTTGCCATGGCGAGCGGCGTTGTTTGGCAGGGCTATTGGAAACTCGCGCGTGAATTACAAACCCCGCACGGCGCGGTTTTGGAAGAGGCCGGCTGGACACGCTTCAACTGTCTTGACCACGGGTTGGAGCCCGTCAAATGGCAGCCCATGCCAAGCCTGCCCACAGCACAGCAAGAGGGCAATAACGCCCAAGACTAACCCGGAAGGAAAACAAATGTCAGATCAGCCTATTGCTCGCACGTCAAAAGGCCTTGTCGATGCACTATTCGATAGCATTGATGCGCTGAACAAAAAGGAAATCGACGCTGAACATGCCCGCGCCGTGGCACTGTCCGCCAAGGCTATTGTCGGCGTTGCTACGTTTGAACTTGGCGTTCGAAAGTTCGAGCGGGAGATTGACACCGGCCCGGCAATTATCGAGTCGCTACGGGTGGATGCGCTGCCTGCGGCATGAAAATCTATACGCCGCTAACGGCATCGCTTGTCCCGCTTTATCCGGTCACTTGTCCGGTATGCGACGCAGCCATTGGCGCCCTCTACCGTCACGGCCTATCACTTAGGCCACATGTGCAGGAGTGTACCAAGCGGTGCGATCAGCTTTGGAGGTTTGGTTATGGCAGGGCGCATTGGCGCGCTCTGCCGGCCGACCTGCGACAAATACAGCTAGCAGCGGGGATGTTGGATTATGAATCTAGACAAATTGGGACTTCATAGCCACGTCCTGCCAGCCTTGAACAGGCTGGCAGATGATGAATATGGCACTCGCAATCCGTCAGATGTGATTTACAACGCTTTATCGGCCACTGTTTTTGACTGCCGCAATATAGATATTCAGTTTATGCGTGATACAGGTCAGGCAGCAATGGAGGAAATGGAGGCGCTAAAGCAGAAAGTTCGTCTGCCGTTTCCTGTTTGCTGGTTTGAGTTTGGCGGCGAAACCGCGGTCCTGGCCAGCGAGACGCACATCTATATACCTAATGATTTACAAGCAGATCTAGACGAACACCCAGCGGGAGACCCGGACGTAATCGTCGTTGAAATACTGGAATTTAGCGGCTGGTCCCAACCAAGCGACTATTTGGGCGATTGGGATTCAGACGGCCCGGTTGGTGATTTTTCAAACGGCTTCGACATGACCTATGATCCAAGCGGTGAACGAGAGGACGGGCCGCCGTTCTTCGAGGTTATTAATGGCGACAGTGACGACCTTCCGCTTGAAATGGGCGCGGAACATATCATCGGCGCGCTGACGCTACTCAACGAAAAGTTGGTATCCGCCATTATCGTGCCTGATCCAGCGGTACAACTAAGCCGCGCCAGAGCAAGGCGCGGGCGACTTCCGGTATCGTCCGAGCGGAGGATCTTGCAAATCAATGCCCCAGCCATTCTGCGGGCCGTTAATCGGACGGGCGGAAGCCACGCCTCGCCCCGTCTGCACTGGCGGCGCGGCCATTGGCGAACGTATGGCAGAGGACGGGACGCCGAGCGCCAAACATGGATCAATCGCTGTTTGGCGGGCAATCCAGATATTGGAATGATCAGCAAGGATTACCGGCTTATATGGCAACTGCCAATGCTTGACCAAGCCGCCCAGGACAAGTAAGATTGCAATCGTGCGCGGCGGGCTTGGTTTGATCCACCTTGCCCACCGTGATTCCCTCCGGGGGCACCCGCCCGCACGTTTTTAGAGGGAATGCTATGTCTAAAAACCCAAGTATTTCTAAGAAAAACCGCGCCATTGTTTGCGAAAGATACGATGGGCATTGGGGGAATTATGGCGAGGTGGCGCGCCGATGAATTTACGCCCCTGGTACAAGAGATACCCGGCCGATTTTATTGCCGGCACGCTGGCGCTGACCCTTGAACAAAAGGGCGCCTACAGCATTGTGCTGGATCTCATGTACGACCAGGGCGGGCCTATTCCAGACGATCCAAAATGGATTGCCAGGGTATGTGGATGCTCTGTCCGCAAGTGGAAAGCCATTCGCCAGATCCTAATAAATCACGGCAAGATTGAGGCCGAAAATGACGTGCTGATTAATTTTCGCGTCGAAAAAGAAGCCGAAAACAGCGCGAAAGAAGCGCGAAAACTTGCTGAAAATGGTGCGAAAGGTGGTTTAAAACGAGCTGAGAATTTAACCAAAGTCAATGGAAACAGTCATTTAGCCAAAAAAGGGCTACCAAAAACAGCCAAGCATACTAGAAGCCAGAGTCCAGAGACTAGAAAAGAAAAAGAATACAAAGAAAAAGAATTTGACGAATTTTGGGCGGCATACCCTCGGAAGGTTGGCAAGGGCCAAGCTCGAAAAGCCTACGCCACGGCATTGAAGACAACCGATGCTGCAATTCTACTCACTGCCGTTCAGCGGATCCCGAAACCTGAAGACATGGAATTTTTTCCGCATCCATCAACATGGCTCAATGGCGAGCGCTGGCTGGACGAGACCGGGCCGTCAGAGAACGGCGAAGATACCTATGATGACTTCAAGGCGGCTGCAAAAGAACACACTGCTGATCTGCTGCGACAGATGAAGGAAACAATGGAATGAGCCAGCCAGACAACACAATTGGCGAGCCTATTTTTCAGCCGGAATTAACGGGCGACAGGCTGCGCGATCAGGATGCAATCGACTGGTTTGAGTTCTGCGGCAAGCTGGTTGATCATAATAGCAAATTTTATAACACTTGGATGGAAAACCGCTGGCGACGCGCTGACAAAAAAGCGGGCGGCCAGGGCAGAGACCGCAAGGACTCGGCAGTAAAGGCCGAGGCGCACCATGGAGCAATCTACATTCGCTGCCCGTCAAAAGCCTGGGCACACCACATGCGGGAAGCCATGACGACGGACATCCGCGGCTTGACACACCGAAAGCTGATAATCCTGGCGCCTGGTGGGCGACCGAAAAAGCCAGTTACGGAAGCTGAAAAGCTGGCGGCCGAGGAGATCCTACGGCAATACCAGGCACGGAAGGGCGTGCAACCGATTTTGGAGGAGTTTTGACAACCATGAGCAAGCGGGATGAAGTGGAGAAGGCGATCTGCTGTCCGGGCGGCTGTCGCCATAGCGATACGTGCGGGTCACATAATTCCGCAGAAGAGGCCCGCGCCGCTATCGGGGCCCTGATGGAGCCGAGCGAGGCGATGTTGGAAGCGGGAATGGCGGTAATGCCGACGCACGCAGTTTGGCAAGCCATGCTGAAGGCGGCAGAAGAATGAACACCACCGCAGACACAGCAGAGCGGTATCCCTGCGAGAAATGCCACGCGCCCACTAAGGACGGCATTTACCGAAACGAAGCATTGCTTGCGGCGCACGCAGAGATCGAGCGGCTACGCCAGCAATGGGAGCATTTTCAAGAGTTAGTTCAAAAGCACGCAGACGAACAGGACGCCGAGATAGCGGCGGCGTCTCAGGCATTAATTGTCCAGGAAGCCGTCCACAGGGAAGAAGCCGAGCGGCTACGCAAGCTAGTTTTCACCTACGGCGAAATGCCATTCCCGTGCCACGACTTTATGACAGCCGACGAATGGGAGCAGATTTGCGCCATTGTGGCTCTGCAAAGTCCACATGGCAAGCCATGCTGAAGGCGGCGCTGGAGGAAATCGAATGACAGACATCAAGCCATCCGATCTGGCCTGTCCTGCCTATGAATGGACTCACGTAAAATATGTCCAAGGCCGCAATGTTGGCTGTCAAGGGCGGCATATGACCGAAGATGAAAGGGCCACAGTTGGGCATTGTATGGAGTTTTGCGGCTCGGATGAGTGCGCTGTTTTGTGCGACGAGGATAAGACATGAACACCACTGCAAACATAGTAGAGCGGACAGAGACAGACAGGACGTTACATAAAGGCATGCGCCTAGATGAGGAATGGCTTGGCTTTAAAATAATTTACACAGTGTCGCTTTGGTTGGTTTATCAAGAATCGAAACGAAAGGGAGGAGACAGAGCCCCTGATTGACGAGCCAGCCCGAAAGGAATAGCATTTAACCATGAGTGCAAACTCAGACCAATCGCGCAGGATACCGGGCCCCGGCTCCCGCCTGCCGTGCCGTCGGGCCAAGCCGGCGTCCTGCTTAGCTCTGCAAAGCGGGGCTGCGATGGCCCGACGCGCACCTATGCTGGAAGTTGGGTAGATGGCCGCACCAAAGCGTAATGCCATGAGGCAGATCGAAACGCGCCGGCTGGAAAGCCTGATTCCCTATGCCAACAACGCCCGGACTCATTCGGACGAGCAGATCGCGCAGATCGCCGCCAGTATCAAAGAGTTTGGCTGGACCAACCCAGTCCTGGTAGACGGTGATAACGGCATCATAGCGGGCCATGGGCGCGTTCTGGCAGCGGAACGGCTGGGAATGGACGAGGCGCCTTGCATTGAGCTGGACGGCCTGAGCGAGGCCCAAAGGAAGGCCTACATACTTGCAGACAACCGCCTGGCCCAAAACGCCGGCTGGGACAACGATCTACTTCGCATCGAGCTAAACGGCCTCGAGGCCATGGACTTTGATCTAAGCCTGATAGGCTTCGGTGAAGACGACTTGGCCAACCTGATGAATGATCCGGGCGAGGGGCTCACAGATCCCGACGCTGTCCCGGACATCCCTGAAGACCCGGTAACGCAACTCGGCGACGTGTGGCTGCTCGGCAAGCACCGCCTGGTATGCGGTGACAGCACAAACGCGGACGACGTGGACGCGGCATTGATAGGGCGTCGTGCTGATGTGTGTTTGACCGATCCGCCGTATGGCCTTGGCGAAGGCAAGGAAAGCGGGAAAAATGACTATCATGGCTATGAAGATACAAGAGAAAATTTAGAGGCAATTGCAGCCGATTGGCTTGCGCTGGCCAGGGCCCACTCGGAGGCTGTTGTTTTTTCGCCTGGGGTGACTAACCAGTGGCTATATCCAGAACCAGACTGGGTGTTTTGTTGGTTCTATGGTGGCGGCCAGCTTCGATCGTCTTGGGGGTTTAACTGCTGGCAGCCTTTCTTGTGTTATGGAAAAGACCCGTCATTGGCGTCTGGAAACGGCGGAAGGCCAGACGCTGTTGATATGAACGTGCCAGCAAACGCCAAGGATATTGACCATCCATGTCCTAAGCCGGTCAAGCTGTGGGAGTGGTTGGCAAAACGTCTTGTTTTTAGCCCTAACGCGGTATTGTTTGAACCGTTCTCGGGGAGCGGCACGACAATTATTGTGGGCGAGATGCGCGGAATATCAGTTGCGGCCATTGAGCTAAGCCCTGCATACGTAGATGTTGCAGTGCAACGATGGCAGGACTTCACCGGAGCACAAGCAACACTAGAGGCGGACGGAACATTATTCCCGTCTATAAAAGCCAATGCCGCGTAAAAAGGCAGGCGCACCAACGTTTAAGCCAACGGACCGGGACCGAGAACTCGTCAAAATCCTGACTGCTGGCGGCGTTCCGCAAGAGCGCATTGCCATGGGCATGGGCGAGAAGGGCATTGATCCGAAGACATTGCGTAAGCATTTCCGCCAGGAACTAGATCAATCGTCCGTATTCGCTGACGCCATATGCATTGGGGAACTGCAGAAAAAGATACGCAGCGGCGACACCACGGCAATGATCTGGTGGACAAAAACCCGTATGGGCTGGAAGGAAACCAACGTCAACGAGCACGCGGGCGCCGTAACCCTGCGGACAATCTACGAGAACGAGCCGAAGAAATGAAGCTGTACGATTTCAACTGGGTAACACGCCGCAGCACAAGTCATTGACTGACATCACCCGCCATATACGCCACTACCAGGCACCGCTACACAAATTCATGGTGCAGGGCGGCAAGCGGGCGATAGAGATAGCCCACCGACGCTGGGGCAAGGATGAAGTGGCCCTCGCGGCGACATGCGACCTGGCAATGCAGCGTCCAGCCACATACTGGCATTGCCTCCCTGAGTACGAGCAGGCCCGCAAGGCGATCTGGGCCGCAGTCAACCCGCACACTGGCAAGCGCAGGATTGACGAGGCATTTCCCGACGCCATTCGCAGCGGCAAGGACGAGCAGGGCATGTTTATCAAGCTTGTCAACGGCTCGACGTGGCAGGTAATCGGCTCGGATCGGTACAATGCCCTGGTGGGCGCTGGCGTGGCCGGCGTGGTGTTTTCCGAATGGGCGCTGGCTAACCCGTCAAGCTGGGGCTACATCAGCCCGATGATGCGGGAAAACGATGGCTGGGCGATGTTTATCACCACGCCGCGGGGAAGAAATCACGCTACGACAATGATGGACTATGCGCTGAAGACGCCAGGCTGGTTTGCCGAGACATCGACCGCACTAGACACTGAGCTTTTCAGCAGCGAAGAGCTTGCCGAGATCAAGGGCGAGTATATCGGCCTGTATGGCGAAGACTTCGGCACGGCGCAATTCGAGCAGGAATACCTCTGCAATCTGGACGCCGCTGTTTTGGGAAGCTACTACGGCGGGGAGATAGCCAAGGCGCGGCGTGAAGGCAGAATCCGGCCTATTGATCACGATCCTGAATTGCCGGTGACGACGGTCTGGGATATCGGCTGGACCGACGATACCTACATCCTGTTTTGCCAGATGCTGATGGGCGAAGTCAGGGTGATCGACACCTATCACAACAGCGGCATGGATCTGGCCCACTACGCAGACATTCTGGCCGGCAAGGACTACAAATACGCCCGGCACTGGCTGCCGCACGACGCGCAGGCCAAGACGCTCGCGGCGGCCGGCCGGTCGGTCTACGAGCAGCTAACGACGGACCACGGGTTGAAGCACGTCGAGATCCTGCGCAATACCAACACCGAGCAGCAGGGCATCATCGCGGCCAGGAAGCTATTCGATCGGATCTGGATAGATGACAGCCAGGAGCATTTCCTATCGGCTGTCGGCCAATTCCGCCGGGAATGGGATGACGACAAGAAGATGTTTCGTGATCGGCCGGTGCACGACTGGACAAACCACGCCGCCGATGCGCTAAGGTATCTTGCCTGGGTTTGGATGGAGCCGCCGAAGCCGGAAGAAAAGCCGGCCGTCAGGGGCATAACCATCGGCGGGCCGTCGACGCTAACGATGAATGATTTGCTGGATATAGTGAAGCGGCGGCGAGAGAGGGTGGATTGATGTTTACTGATTATAACGAAATGTGGCTTTCGTGGCGCCCTGTGCAAACCGCGTTGGGACGGCGGTGGCTATGCTTCGTAAATAGAACCACAAGCTACAATTTTAGCGGCGGTAGCGATTGGCTGATATACAAATATTCAGACTTGCCGCCGCCTACGGGAGACTACGTCTCGAACGCACCGCATGGCTGTCATCATGAGAGCAAAGACAGAAGCTTGTTTGACATCTGATTTTCAGGCATAATCCGCCCCGTCGCGCAGTGATGCGCCGCGAAACCGAGGCCATGCATGAATGACATAGCCGCCCAAACCGGGACCGTAGAGGAAGTCAAGGATCTCGGGACCGGACCAGATGCCGTTGTCAAGCGCTGGGTCATGGAGCTTGATCTTGCCGACAAGCAAGAGAAAGACTGGCGGCACGATGCCGGCGACGTTTACCAGCGGTATAGGGACGAGAAGGACAGCGGACGGTCAACGTCCGGCTCGCATACAATCCCCGGCTCGTCTTCCCGCCATTCCGCCTCCAACCGCTACAACATTCTTTATTCCAACGTACAGACCATCACGCCGGCCCTTTTCGGCGCCTCGCCCTCGCCTGATGTCCGTCGCCGGAACCGCGAGAAAGACAAAACCGGCGGGGTAATCGCCCAGGTGCTTGAGCGGGCGCTGAGCTACACCATGGACGAAGGCGAGTATGATCGCTTCCTAAAGCTTGGCATCAAGGATCAGCAGCTGGGTGGGCGCGGTATTTGCAAGATCGTCTACAAGCCGTATTTCCAGTCAACGCAGGACGAGGGCGGGGAAGCCTATGACGACTTGGCATATGAAGAAGTCGTATGGGAGCATGTGAATTGGCAGGACTTCCGGCGCGGCCCCGGCAGGACGTGGGAAGAGGTAACCTGGATTGCCTTCCGTACTACGATGACGAGGACGCAACTGGTCAAGGCGTTTGGCGAGAAGATCGGCAATGCGGTTGAGCTGGATTACACGCCTATCGAGTCGCAAGGCAACGATGACGATGAGCTGGACCCGTCGCTGGCCGATAGCTTCAAGCGAGCCAGGGTGTGGGCGGTTTGGGACAAGGACGAGCGCCAGGTTGTTTTCATCTCGAAGACCTATGATAAATCGCCGCTGAAGACTGAAGACGACCCGATGGGCCTGAAGGGCTTTTTCCCGATCCCGCGCCCGCTCTATGCGACGGACAACACGGACAGCCTAACGCCGGTCGAGCCTTATCGATACTACCGCGAGCAGGCGGAAGAGCTTGACGTGGTGACCAAGCGAATTGCCATGATTGTTGAAGCCTGCAAGGTCGCCGGCATTTATGATAGCCGCCTGTCTAGCGCAATGCGCGGTCTTCTGGAATCTGGGGAGGCTCGGCTAGAGCCGGCCGAAGACATCCTCACCTTGTCGCAGGTCGGCAGCGGGTTGGAAAACGCTATCTGGCTATGGCCGGTTGATCGTATCGCAGAAGCACTGGTGCATCTCTACACCCAGCGTGAGGCCATCAAGCAGACCATTTACGAGATTACCGGCATAGCCGATATCATGCGCGGCTCTACCGCGGCTTCGGAGACGCTCGGCGCGCAGCAGTTGAAGGCGCAATTCGGCACCATGCGGCTGGACGACTCCCGGGACGAGGTGAAGCGATACGGGCGGGATATGGTGCGCCTGGCGGCCGAGGTTATTTCCGAGCGGTTCCGTCCGGAGACGCTGGAATTGATGACGCAGGTGGAATTGCCGACTGCCGAGGAAAAGGCGGTGGCGCAACAGCAGGCACAACAGTTGCGGGCACAGCAGCAGCCTATCCCGGAGAAACTCAAAAAGACGCTGACCGATCCTACTTGGGACGAGTGCATGGAGGTATTGCGGTCTGACAAACAGCGCACCTATCGGGTTGATATCGAGACGGACGCGACGGTTGCCGGCGACGAGGCGGCGGACAAGAAGGCCGTTACCGAATTGCTTAGTGGCATTGCCACATTCATCCAACAGGCCGGGCCCGCGGTGAAAGAGGGCTACATTCCGCTTGAGGCAGCCAAGGCTATTCTAATGACGGCGGTGCGCAAGTTTAAGATGGGCCGCGAGGTTGAATTCGCCCTGGATATGATCGGCGAGGAAGACGATGGGGAAGAGCAAACGATAGACCCGGCCTTTGCCCAGGCGCAGGAGCAGATGCAAGTCTTGATGGAGCAGAATCAGGAACTGCAGGCGGCCGCACAGCAAGCCGACGCCCAGGCCGCGCAGGCTCAAGATCAAGCTGCGCAGGCCAATGATGCCGTGACCAGGGCCGGGGCCGATATTGCCCGCGAGCGGAAGATTATCGAGCGCGAGTTCCAGGTGAAGGTTGACGAGCTGGCCGTGAAGGACCGCGCAATGGCCGTGCGGGAGAAAGAGCTTGCGGCCATGGAGGCGACGGACCCGGCGCTAAAGGCCGAGATCGAGCGGCAGATCGAGCAAGACAAGCTGGCCCATCAAGCTGAGGAAAAAATGCGCGATAGGCAGGTCGATCTGGTGAAAGCCATCATCAGCAAATCCGGTGGCGAGGGCGATATAGAAGCGCTGGCGGACGATGCTTTCCGCGAGGCCACTGAAATACTGGCGGACGAATGATGCGACTGCCAGACGTACAATACCATGGTGACGAGCTGTTATACCGTCGCGGCGAGCGGGAAGAGCCGCCGCTGCCCACGGCCCGCCTGTGGTCGCAGACGCAGCAGGAGATCGAGGCAATCCGCGAGACCGTTGCGAAGGCCGCCGCTGCGCCCCGGGAGCTTGTTTATGGAGAGGACGGCGAGGTTAGCGGCTGTGTTGTCCATTGCGACAATCCAGATGGCGACCCATTGCTTGCGGCCCTGACGGCGCCCGTGAGGGTTATCCGTGAGAATGGGCGGATTGTCGGTAGCGAGGCGGCATGACTGTTGAAATTCCCGATCTGCCTGAAGCAACGGATCTTGATAGCGCATTCCTGACTGGCTACCAGGGTTCTACGGACGAGCGGTTTCCGGCCACGTTATTCTGGCCTGCTACCACTCAGACGGTAACGCTGCTGACCGGCAACGATTTCGGCCAGGCACAAACCACCACATTCGCGCCGGCCAGCGCGTCCGATGCTAATGTTTTTGCTCAGACGGGCAAGGTTACATATTCCGTTTCGGCCGACCAGAGCGGCGCCGGCCATCTTGGCGGGCAGCTTGGCTACGTTGATGTTCTGGACGGCCAGGATTCCGCCCTCATTCTAGGCATTGAAGGCAAGGTCGATAATGGCACGGGGACCATGGATTTCGGCGTGCCGATGTTGTCGCAAGTCAGCAAAAACGACGGCACAATTACAACCTTGCTCATGCAGAGGGGCCAGTTGGTAGAAAACGACGGGACCATTGGGACATATATTGGAAATTCGTCGGTCGTTGATGCCAATGCGGGGGCGATTACCACATATTTGGCGCACAGCTTCAGTGTAACGAGCAATGCCGGGACTATTGGCACGCTGGTTGGGTCGCATTTCCCCGATTTGTCCGGTATTTCAAATATTACGCTCAAGTATTCGCTCCTGAATCAGGATATAGATGCCCGGCTTGATACTGTTGGCCAAATGGTAAGTGCCAGCCGTCAAGAAGTGGGATCGTCGCACCCTGGGCTAGCTGGCAGCCGTTATTATCATCCCTATGGCACAACGGCGATGTCGTCATCAGCCATCGTAGCCAATTTCATGTATGCAATTCTTTTTGAGTGTCCGCAACGAACGACATTTACTCGTATTGGCGTAGAGGTTACGGCATCCGCTGCAGGCAATGCGCGTCTTGGCATATATAAATTTGTCGATGGTTTTCCCACGGATTTAGTCGTAGCGGCGGCGGAGATCGACGTGTCCACTACCGGGATTAAGGAACCAACAATTTCGGCGACGTTGGAGGCGGGATTCTATTGCTTGACGATTTTCTCTGATGTCACCCCAACGATTGACTGGGTAACCGTGCACGGGGTGGCTGGTAAATTTGGCTCTACCGTAAATGGGATACTTGATTCTTATGGCGTCCGCAGCCTGGCTTATACAACACTTCCCGCCACATTCGGCGCGTTCTCGCTGGCCAGTTTAAGCGGCACTCAGGTGCCTGATATCTGGTTGCGTGAGGTGTAGACGATGGCGCATTTCATCCAGCAGGGAACGGGTCTTTTCTATATCCAGCAGACGGAGCGCCATGCTTACGTCACTATTGGCCATGTGGCCCCTGTCTCGACGGGCGGCGGCGGCGGAGCAGGGCGATACCGTGGTGGCGCTAGGCGTGCACGGCGTCGTGGCGAGAAAGTCATCTGGCATGACGACTGGGTAAGGGCGCAAGAGGAACTGACGCGGGTTAAGGCCAAGCCGGAGGAATTGCAGGCGGCTGTTGTCGAGGCCGTCGAGGCGTTGGAAGAGGCCGCGCCCGAATTGGGTGTTGTCGCCGAGGCGCAGGAGATTATTGCCGAGGCGGGTCGGGAGCTTGACGGCATAGCAGAGCGACTGGCCAGCCTGGAATCGCTTGACGCCATTCTGCTGGCTTATTTCGCATTGCAGATGGACCGGCAACGGGACTTCCGCCGAGAGCAGGACATTGCCGCGATGTTGGTGCTGGGGATCTTATGAGCAAGTACAAACAGAATTTTGACAGCATTGCCTGGGCGTCGGACCCAGACGCCCCATTGCCGCGCCGCCGGCGCCCACGGGCATCAAGCTTTCCGAGGCCTGCCATAGCCAGTGATTATGAGGCCTATGACTGCCCCATCACAGGGCGGACAATCGACGGCCGCCGCGAGCATGAGGCCAACCTTGCCAAGCATGGCTGCCGCATTCTGGAGCCCGGCGAGCACGAGCAGACCAAGAAAATAGGGCGCTCTCGGATCAATGCGGAGATGGATGCCGCGATTGACAAGGCGGCGGACGCAGTGGCGCACGAGTTTGATTTGTGATAAGAAATTGTAAGGCCCGTCGTGAGACGCGCTGATCCCAGTGCCGAAAGGCCAGATGGAGGTACGATGGAACCGGAAGTTTCGCAAGAAGAGCCGAATCTTGACGAGTTCATGGCCGCCGAGTTTGACAAGCTAGAGGCGGCTGACGAGACGCCAGTAAATCCTGTTGCCGAGACCGAGCCGGTTATCGGCGAGACAGACGAGATCCCCAAGGAAGCCGCGCCCGACGAGGCAGCGCCCCTGGAGACAGAACCAACCGCCGAGAAAGACGCCGAGGATAGCGAACCCGCTGAGGCCATCGCTGCCCCGATGTCGATGTCAGCGGAGGACCGTGAGAAGTTCGACGCGCTGCCACCCGAGAGTCAGAAATGGCTATCGGATCGTGAGCAACAGCGCGAGGCGGACTATTCGCGGAAAACAACCGAACTCGCGGAACGAGGGAAGAGCTACGACCGGCTGGAACAGGTCATAGCGCCCCGACGTCCTGGGTTTGCGGTGGACGGGATGGATGATGCAACGGCTGTGAGCCAGTTGTTCGCCCTTTCCGACATGGCAAGCCAGGATCTGTTGGGCTTTACGCGCTATCTGTTCAATGCCCGTGGCGTCCCGCTATCCGCTCTCACTGAACCCAGCGCGGGAGACATCCCCGCTGATCCACAAATGATGGCCTTGCAGCAACGTATGCACGGTCTCGAAAATCATTTAACGCAACAGCAAGCCCAGGCCGAAGATAGGCAGGCCAACGCCAACCAGGCAATCATCGGTGAGTTCGCGGAAAAACACCCGTACTATGCCGAATTGACCCCGGCCATGGTCCCGCTTATTCCGGTATTGCGCGACCAGCACCCGGAATTGCCGCATCAAGACATTCTCAAGCGGGCCTACAACATGGCCGCTGCTGATAATGCCGATGTATCGGCGAAAATCGCGGCTGACAATCGCAAGCAGACCGAGGCGGCGCGGCATGCGCTGGCCAAGAAGCGGGCGGACGAGGCAAAGAAGGTGGCGGCGGGCAATGTCGCTCCCATCGGCGCAGCGCCGCAGGCAAGGGGCCAGTCTCAAAGCGTGGATGAATTTATCGGGAACCTGTACGACGAGGTTGCGAGCGCGTAACAGGAAAGGGCCTGCAACATGGCTTCCCCTAACAGCTCGTTTACTGAAATCAGTGCCATTACCTACCGGCACTTCAAGGATCGGTATCTTGCCGATAACGTGTCCAACCACACCGCCTTGCACCAACGCCTGACCGAGCGTGACCGGGTTGATAAGATCGCGGGCGGCTGGGAAATCCAAGTGCCACTCGATTACGCCGAAAACGGCACATACCAGCGTTATTCCGGCTATGACACCCTGTCGATTGCGCAGTCGGAAGTCTTCACGGCGGCCAACTTCGCCTGGAAGCAAATCGCCATCAATGTGGTCGCCTCCGGTCTGGAAATTCGCCAGAACACCGGCAAGGAGGGCCTTATCAAGCTTGTCAAGAACAAGCTGAAAAATGCCATGCGGACGGCCGGGAATAACTTCTCGTCCGATCTGTATTCCGATGGCACCGCTGCAAACCAGATTAACGGCATGCAGACGATGGTGGCGGACGCGGCCGGCGATACGATTGGCGGCATTGACTCCACCAACTTCACCTTCTGGGAGCGCAAGCTGCAATCGGCGGCGGCGCCTCTGCAGGGCGGCGGCGCGGTTACTGTTGATGCCACGACCATGGAAGACCAAATGATGCTGCCGCTATGGCTGGCGTTGACCCGGAATAACGACATGCCGGATTTGGTGGTAATGGACGATACCTACTTCACATTTTTCGAGGCCGGACAGACCAGCATCAAGCGGTATACCAACTCGACGGATCTGAACGCGGGCGCGACGTCCTTGAAGTACAAGGGCGCCGATGTCGTCTACGATTCCTCGGCCGCCGGCATGCCTGATGCGCACGGATATTTCTTGAACACCGACTATTTGGGGATTTGCTGCCATCGGGACGCCGACTGGACGGAAGTACCCGAGAAAACGTCGGTCAATCAGGATGCCCAGGTTTTGCCGATCATCTGGCAGGGCAATCTGACCTGCTCTAACCGCTCGCTTCAGGGCGTGATGAAGGCCTAGAAAGAGAAAGGAGCCATTCATGGCTTATCAAGTTACGGATACGGTGATCGGCAATCAGGCGATTGCGACCACTTCAACCACGCAATTGCATCCTGTTGGGACAATTGTACGGGCAAAAGATTCGACTTATGGGGAGGGCGAGTTCATCTATCTGATTGGCGTCGCCTCCACCATCGTCGGCTCGATTGTCAGCTATACGGACGGCGATACGCTCGTCGGCCAGACTGCCCTTGCTACAACGACCGTTACCAAGGGCGAGCCGCTCGCGGTGGCGATGTCGGCGAATGTCGCGGCTGCCTACGGCTGGTATCAGATCAGCGGCGTGGCTGTCATGGGCAAGGCCAATACCCTGTCCGTGGCCCCTGACGTCGATATTGCGATTGCCTCTGGCCTGGTTATCGCGGCGGCCACCACTAACCGTGTATCTGGCGCGGTCACCAGCATTACGGCATCGGCGAAAACCGATGTCATTACGGTGCCGGTTCTGATTGATCGGCCTCGCGGGCCGGGTGTGGCCTAGGAGTAAAGATATGGCGGCGCCGAAAGACGAAATCATGCAGATGGAGTATCAAAATCCGCATGCTTCGGCGCCGCTGTTTCTGCCTGTCCTGGTTATGTGCAACACGCCGAACGAGGAAATAAGGCACAACGTCACGACTAATTCGGCGCTTGATCTGGAATGGCTCAAGGTCGAGCCGGAGCACGATGGCGTGGCGGTTATGATCGGCGGCGGCGGCTCCGTGGCGGACTACATAGCCGAGATCAAGGATTTGCAGCACCACGGTGGCGTTGTGTTTGCGATGAACGCGGCTAGCAAGTGGGCGCGGGAACACGGCGTTGACGTTGATTATCAGTGCATCATCGATGCCAAGGAAGAAACCTCGACTCTGGTAGACCCCGAAGCCAGGGGCCACCTGTTTGGATCGCAATGCCACCCCAAGACCGTGGACGCCGTGCTATGGCCGATTATTTGGCATGTAGAGTCCGGCAGCATTGAAGACTATTTCCCGCCCGAGAAGGTCGCGCGTGGCGGCTACGCCCTATTGGGCGGTGGCGCGGGCGTTGGCAACAGCGCGGTGGTCGCAGCCTATGCGCTGGGGTTCCGGGAGTTTCATATATTCGGCTTTGACAGCTCTCACCGTGATGGCAAGTCCCACGCCTACGAGCAGCCAATGAATACGTTTATTCCCAATACGCAGGTCAGGTGGGGGGACCGGACATTCACTGCCAGCGTTGCCATGAAGGTGCACGCCGAGCGGTTTCAGGTGACAAGTCAGAAGCTCAAGCAACTGGGCTGTAATTTCACTCTGTACGGCGACGGCTTGTTACAGACCATGTATCACACCAAACCAGAGAATCTTAGGGAGCGGGACAAGTATCAGACCCTATGGCAGTTTGACGCCTACCGAGCGCATTCTCCCGGGCTGCGCTGTGTGCCTGCATTTCTTGAGCAGTGCAGGCCCACTCAGGGCGATATCGTCATAGATTATGGCTGTGGTAGTGGCAAGGCGTCTGTCGAGCTTGCCCGCCTGGGCCATGATGTTTTTCTGGTTGATTTCACAGATAATTGCCGGGACGCAGAGGCGGTTGGATTGCCCTTCCTTGAATGGGATTTGAGCCGCGCCCTGCCGGTATCTTCGCCATTTGGCTTTTGCTGCGATGTCATGGAGCACATGCCACCCGAGCAGGTGCCCGTCGTGTTGGGCAATATCATGGCCGCGAGCGATGAAGTGTTTTTCCAAATATCCACCATTCCCGACAGCATGGGCGAGCTGATCGATCATGAACTGCATTTGACGGTCATGCCGCATGAGTGGTGGCGCTCTGCGCTTGATTTCTTTGGCGATATCGCCTGGGAGGACGAGGGCGAGATTGCATCAATGTTTCATGTGAAACGGAGGAATACAGATGGTTGAGATGTTGCCCGAGGAGCGGGCTGCGTTCCATGTCAAATTCTGGCTGACTGAAACGGAGGACCGCGAGGCGACGATTAAGCAGGGCAGCCCAGCTTGGCAGGATGTCGAGATGGTGACAATCACCATGCCCGGTGGCCGGCACACCCATAACAAGGAAATCACAGACGGGCTGTTGCATGAATGGCAATACGGCGACAACATGCGCAAGCAGCCGGCGCCGTTTGCCTTCCATGCTTATCGAGAATGGAAGGCCGGCCGCGAGGCGCCGGTTAACGGCACTGACTTGAAAAACTGGCCTGGCGTCACGCCCGCGTCGTTGCGGGCCTGCCGGGCGGTCGAGGTTTTGAGTGTCGAGGATCTGGCCGGCGCGAATGCCGATACCCTGCAGCGGATTGGCCTTGGTGCCGTGGCGCTGCACGAGAAGGCGAAGGCGTATCTGGCGGCGGCGACGGACAACCAGGCCAGCGAGCAGATCGCCGCTATGAAATTGCAGCTCGATAACATGGAGGCAGCCATTCAAAAGAAGGACGGGCAGATTGCCGAGCTGATGGGGCGATTGGAAAACCCGCCGGAAGACGAGCCCGCTCCGAAAAGGCGGGGCCGGCCACCAAAAGAGGAAGAGGCAGCATGAAAGCCGAATTTTATGACGACGGCGACGTGGTGATGGTGAGGATCGAGACGGACCCCTCGACGGCACACCGCGCGGTCGCTACATCCCAACATAAGGTGCGATATGCCGCCGCATGGAAGGCATACGAGGCCGCGAAGGCGCCGGCCGAAGAGCCTAAAAAGCGTCGCCGCGGAAAAAGGGACTGAGCCATGACGCTGCTCTCGATGGTGCGCGAGGTCTGCGACAAGGTAAACCTTGTGCGGCCGTCCGTGGTCATCGCGTCAAACGACGAAAACATCCGCATTCTGCTGGCGCTGGCCCAAGAGGAAGGGCAGGAGCTGTTGGGGCGGTATCCCTGGGAAATAACGCAGGCCGTGGCCACCCACACCACCCTGGCGGCACAATTGCAGGGCGTAATGACGACGATTGCGCCTGGTTTCAAATATATCACCAACAAGACGTTTTGGGACCGCACGCTTACCCAGCCGGTTTTGGGGCCGCTATCGCCGCTGCAGTGGCAGCACTGGATTGCCAGAACGACCACGGGGCCCTATTCCAAGTACAGGATCAGGGCCGGTAATTTGTATGCTTATCCCGCGCCGGTTGCCGGTAGTACATGGGCCTTTGAATATCAAACGACATATTTCTGCCAATCCAGCGGCGGGACGGATCAGTCCGCATGGGCGGCCGATGATGATGTCGGAGCGCTGGATGAAAACCTGATGCGGCTTGGCATCATCTGGCGCTTCAAGGCCCGGGCCGGTCTGGATTATGCTGAGGATTACCGCATTTATGAGCAGAAACTGGCTCAAGCCATGGCGCGGGACGGCGGCAAGGAATCGCTCGACATGACTGGCGCGGGGCCGGCCACGGGCATTTATACGCCTGAAGGCAGTTGGGCGCTATAGGAGGAGATGCTGATGCCGGTCAAGAAATCAGGCGGCGGCTATAAATACGGCGATAGTGGCAAGCTGTATAAGGGCAAGGGCGCCAAGGCCAAGGCCGCCAAGCAGGGCCGTGCGATCAAGGCCAACCAGGCGATGACGCGGGCGCTCTCGGGCAATAAGCATGGTTACGTTTAACGATCTCCACTGGTGGTTGGCGGCGGCCAAGAAATACTTTGACGGTAACCCGGCCGGCACGCTGCCCGTGGTGCATAAATTTGGCCGTGCGCCCGATGGAGTGCAGACCACCCTTACGGACATTTGGGACCGGGCGGATGCCACGCCGACGCAATCGGTATGGACGGCGCCAACGCAGGCCAGGGTGCATGCCATTGTTTCGTCTTCCACCAGTGACGATGGCGATCCTGCTGGCGTTGGCACTAGGACGCTTAGCGTTTACGGCCTGACGGATTGGGATACCGCCGAGGTGTCCGAGACAATCACGATGAACGGCACGACGCCGGTCAATACCGCCAATTCCTATGTGATTATCCACCGCCTGCGCGTGCTGACATCCGGCGCGACAAGCCGTAACGTCGGTACGATCACCGCAACGGCGGCGACGGATGGGACGATCACGGCGGTAATACTGCCCAACAACGGGTCAACGCAAATGGCGATTTATGGCGTGCCGTCCGTTCAAACCCTATACATTGAGTGCATCACGGCGAGCGTCCAGAAATCATCCGGCGCTGCTCGTCATGTGGTTATCCAGGTGCTTTGCAATCCTGAGCCCGACAGCCAATTGACGTCTTTTGGCATGATCGAGCAATATGGTTTGCAGTCCACGGGTTCATCGTCGGTGCCGTGGACTCTCCTTCCGCCGCTGCCGGTTCCCGGTCCTTCCATTATTAAAATCGCTGCCCTGGCGAGCGCCAACGATCTTGATATGACGGCCCGCTTCTCTGGAACATTGGTGACAAACTGATGCTTGCCCCGCTGAAAAACAATTCCCGCAAGACGGCATCGGCCCGAAGCGGCTCCGCCCAGGCGCCGATTAAGGGCTGGAATGCCAAGGACGCGCTGGCCAATATGAAGCAGGACTTCGCTGTTGAGCTGGAGAATTTTTTCCCCAATTTGACGGACGTGGAATTGCGCGGCGGCTATGCGTCTCATAGCACAGGTAATGGATCCGGCGCGGTGGAAACGCTGGTCGAGTATGCCGGCCCGGCAACGCACAAGCTGATTTCCGCTGCGGGCACGGTAATCTATGACGCCTCGGCGGCGGGCGCGGCGTCCTCGATAGCTACAGGCAAGACCAACGCCCGCTGGCAAACGACGATGATGGGCACCTCGGCCGGCAACTATCTGTATATGGTCAACGGGGCGGACGCGCCGATTTATTACGACGGCTCCAGCTTTACCACGCCATCATTGACGGGCGTCACGGCGACGGAAATTATCGGCGTTACCGTCCACCAAAGGCGGCTGTTTTTTACCTTCACGGACTCTCTGTTGTTTGGCTACATAGCACCGGCAGCGGTGGCGGGGGCGGTCTCCACCTTCGATCTTGCCCCATTATGCTCCAAGGGAGGGACTCTTCAAGCATGCGGAAGCTGGACTCGTGACGGCGGCTCGGGCCCTGATGACGTGTTTGTTGCCATCACTTCCGAGGGCGAGGTTATTCTGTATTCCGGCAATGATCCGGGCGACGTTACCGCCTGGGGCTTGGTCGGGGTGTTTTCCATTGCCAAGCCGATAGGCCGCCGCTGCATGGAAAAAGTCGGCTCTGATCTGGTCGTCATCACCCAGGACGGCGCGATTTCCCTGGCGCCGTTTCTGCCCATCGATCAGGTTGGCAGCCGGGGCAAGGCCCTATCGGCAAATATCGTTAACGCCTTCCTGGAAGCCACTGCTTCGTACGGTTCCACCTACGGCTGGCAGTCGCTACATTACCCTGCAGGATCCTACGCGCTATTCAACGTGCCGGTCTCCACCACGGTCGCGCACCAATATGTGGTCAATACTCAAACCGGCGCCTGGTGCAAATTTACTGGGCAGAATGCGGTTTGCTGGTCGCTCTACAACGGCGATCTGTATTTCGGTGCACAGGCTGGGGGGATTGTCTACAAGGCCAACAGCGGCGTTTCGGATGCCGACACCAACATCAACTGGAAAATCCGGCCCGCATTCTCAAACTACCGAAAGCCCGGCCACAACAAGGCATTCAACCTGCTACGTCCGCACTTCACCTCGAATGGCTCGCCCGCCATCGCGCTGGATTTTAATGTCGATTTTGACGATAGCCAGGTGGCGAGCACGCCGACGCCGGCCGTGCTGGACGCGGCGACGTGGGACACCTCGAAATGGGATCAGGCCAATTGGGCCAACACGCAGCCGATTGCGCGCTGGCATGTAATCCGGGGCTTTGGTGAATATGGCTCTCCTACGATCAGCGGCGCGAGCAAGGACCTGACAATTACATTCACCGCCTATGATGTCATCTGGCAACCGGGGAGCGCCGCGATATGACGCAACTCGTCTTTGACCGCGATGACTTTTTTGCTCAGTGGGCCGAGACGGCCTATCCGGCCTGTGCTCCCTTGGCCAGACCGCTGACGACAATCGGCATGGTGACCGGCGACGGGGCGGCTATTCTTGGCGCGGCGGTGTTCCACAATTTCCGCGGCCACGATGTGGAGGTGACGCTTGTCTGTGCCGACCCTCGTTGGGCCACGCCCGGCAATGTCAGGGCGATTTTGCATTATCCATTCAAACAGCTTAAAGTGAAGCGACTGACCGCTATCACCAGTAAAACCAACAAGCGGGCCAGGAGGCTGCTGACCGGGCTAGGGTTTCATCTCGAAGGTGTCCACCCTTACGCCGGATCAGATGGCAGGGCCGCCATCACCTACGGAATGTATCACGACGATGCAAGGAAGTGGTTAGATGGGAAAGAAGAGCCCCTCCGCGCCGACGCCGCCTGATCCCGCCGCAACCGCTGCAGCGCAGGGCACGATAAATCGCGATACCGCCGTCGCGCAGGCGCAGCTCAATATGATCGACGAGTTTACGCCTTACGGCTCGTCCGTTTTTTCCAAGATCGGGGCACCCTCAAGTCCCGTTGCCGTCCCTGGCGGGGCTCCCTCCCCCCCTGCCGGGACGGCCCCTCGCTATGTTGATCCACGAGCTAAATTTGACGAGTATGCGCCGTTGATTGATCCCAATGCTGGACGCGGGCCAGGCATGCCATCGACGGCTGGAGTAGTTTCGACTCCCGAGGATATTCAGCGCTGGCGGCGCACCATCACGCTCTCGCCTGAGCAGCAGGCCATTCTTGACAGCCAGAACGCCATCTCGGGCGATCTGAATCAATTGGCCCTTAGCCAGATAGGCCGGGTGAACGAGGCGACGGCAACGCCGTTTTCATTCGAGGGCATGCCCGCCGCGCCGGTAGCGGATGCGAATGCCCGGCAACAAGTAATCGATGCTCTGTATGGCGATTTCACTTCGCGGCTGGATCCTCAATTCGAGGAAAACCGCAGACGGCTGGAAACGCAACTGGTTAATGAGGGGCATTCGCGTGGCGGCGATGCCTATACGGCGGAGCTGGACCGCTTTGGACGGACGCGCAACGATGCTTACAGCCAGGCCATGCGATCAGCGGTACAGGGGGGCGGGGCGGAGCAATCCCGGCTGTTTGGCTTGCAGGGCGCAGCCAGGGAGCGGGCCATTCAAGAAGCATCGTTTTTGCGCAATCTGCCACTGAATGAGGTTTCCGCCTTGATGGGCGCGGGGCCCGGCATCAGCCTGCCGCAATTCGCCCCGGCGCCGCAGACGGGGATACAGCCTGCTGACATCACCGGGCCTACCGCGCTGCAATATCAGGGGCAGTTGAATAACTATAATCAGCAATTGGGCGCCCGGAACGCGGCGATGGGCGGGTTGTTTGGCCTGGGCGGGTCGGCGCTTGGCGGCTTCCTGGGCGGGCCTGGTGGCGCGGCGCTTGGAGGGAGGTTGTTTGGTGGCTAAAAGCATCTCATTTACCGGCAGGGGCCGCCAACCGCTCGGTGGCAGCCGCATTCAACGGGATTATGCGACCGATCCGCGCCGCTTGCTGGCGCAAAGCCTGATGCAGACCGGATCTAGCACGGCGCCCGTACAGTCCATGACGGAAGGCCTCGCCAGGGCGCTCTCAGGCGGCCTGGGCGGGTATTTCGCCGGTCAGGCACGTCAAGACATGAAAAGCCGAGAACAGGCCCAGGCGAGCGAAATGGCGGCTGTGTTGGGGGGCTATGGCGCACAGCCCTGGACACCGCCCGCAGGGGAGTCGATTTATGCTTCCAAGGAGGATGCTGACGTGGGCGGCGCGGTGGTTTCACCAGAGCTGGCTGCTTCTCGTGAGACGGTTGGCGGCATGGCGGGCGCTCTGGCAGCCATGCCAGCACCACAAAGCGAAGGCGCGCAACAGATGCTGATGGCCCTGCAAGGCCAGGACGCAGAACGGAAGTATGCGGCCAACTTGCTGGCCGGGCAGCGGGCCTATGACAGGGGGCTTCGAAGAGATCAGTATGCGCGGGAGGATATAGTTAGGGAAGATGAGCAGGCCGCTGCGCAGAATTTGGCAACGGCCAAGGCAGGTAGAGATGCGGGGAAATTTGGCACGCCGTATGCCGTGGCTGACCCCAATTCATCTACAGGCTACGCATTGCAACGAACTAACCAGAAAGGCGATGTGGAAACGCTGGGTGAGGCGAAGCCGCCGCGCAAGTATTTTGATCCTGATGCCGAGAAAAACAAGGCAAAATACAAGGGTACTCGGGATCGGTATGAGACGGCCAACACCCAAGTGGCCGAGGCCGACCAAGTTGCCTCACACGTCGCGCAGATGCTCGATCTGGTCGGCAAGGTCAACAGCGGCACCCTTGCCGGCACCAAGCTCGCATTCAGAAAACTAGGCGCTGCTATCGGCTGGAATGTGGATGTGTCGGCAATAGCAAATGCCGAGACGATGCAGTCCAAAGGCATGGACTTTATTCTGGAGCGCATCCAGAAAACCAAGGGCGCAATCTCTGAGAAGGAGATGGCCGCGTTTAAGGCGGCGAGTGCGGGCCTGGGCAACACCGCAGAAGGCAACCGGCTGATACTGGCCTT